GTACTTGGAATTGTCAACTCAGCGGCTGGTGATCGCGGTGGGAGCGGTGCGGCGTACGCGGGTTCCGGAGGAGGGCAGAGCTATATTTCATCAAGCGGCGGAAGTGAAACCCGCCCCCGTAACATCGCCGTGATGTGGTGCATCAAAGCCTGGAACGCTCCGGTCAATCAGGGAACCATTGATGTCGCCGCGCTGGCGAAGGAAGTTGAACGGTTGAAGTCTGCCGTTCCAGTGGGCGCTGTTCTAGCTTTCCCGACAGGTATCGTAGCGCCTGGATATCTCGAGCTCGACGGTAGTGTGCAGAGCATTGCGGCTTATCCGGATCTGGCGGCTTTTCTCGGTACCACTTACAACAAGGGAAACGAAGGAGCAGGCAACTTCCGCTTGCCAGAATCGCGTGGTGAGTTTCTTCGTGGCTGGGATCATGGGCGCGGGGTGGATGCCGGCCGGGCAATCGGTAGCAGTCAATTAGACAGCCTGCAGAATATTACCGGTGTCTTTGACGGATATCTGGACATCACCTCAGCCAGTGGCGCCTTTTCCAGAACGAACCTGAACACCGCACCGAACCCGGTTAGTCAGAGGGACGCCTATCACGCCGTTTCCTTTGATGCTTCCAGGGTGGCGCGCACCTCCGCAGAAACCCGTCCACGCAACCTTGCGGTAATGTGGTGCATTAAAGCCTGGAACGCCCCGATCAATAGCGGAAGCCTTGATGTAGCAGGACTGACCGCTCTGGCACAGCAAGCATCCGAATCGAATCAAGGCACAGCAAAAGTTGCCACCTTGGCACAGACCAATGCTGGTGCCGATGACAGCGTTATCGTCACGCCGAAAAAACTGACGTGGGGCTTTCAGTTTCAGAAAAGCGGCATCGGTTACTGCGTTTTCCCGTCCTGGCTGGGTGGCTTCACTATTCAGTGGGGGGTGTACAGCATTGTTTCTAATACAGCTGACCAAACCATTGCTTTTCCTCTCACGTTTCCTACTGCTGCGCTGTCAGCCGTGGCGCTCAGTGACTATACCCCCGGTTCCGGATCCGTCGGCTTCGTTGCGATGGGCGCGCTGAACAAGGCGGGCTTTACGGTTCGATCTTCTTCCGGAACTTCAACTCGATGGCTCGCAATTGGTTGCTAAGGGGAAAACAAATGACTAACAAATACATGACATTCGATGAGTCGGGTCATATCAGGGAGCGCCTGATTCTGGGAATTTGCGATATTCCAGAAGGGGCGATAGGCATCAGTGAAGAACTCTGGCTTCAATCCGCGACGGACTTGACGGGGCAATGGCGTCTGATCGACGGGACTCTTACCAAAGTCCCTTTTGAGCTCCAGGTGGACTTTGCGCAGTTAATTGCTGCAGAACGTTTTCGCCGGGAAACCGCAGGCGTCGAGGTTGACGGTTTGTACATCGAGACGACACGCGATAGCCAGGCGCTGATTGCCAGCGCGGGCCTCTCGGCGATCATCGAGACGCAGTATCGCTGCAACTTCAAAACTCTCGATGGTTTCGTCGATATCGACGCGGAGCAGATTCTCGCCATTGCGAAAGGGGTCCGCGCACATGTTCAGGCATGTTTTGACCGGGAACTGACACTGCTTCATGCCGTTGAGGCGGGAAACTTCGCCTCCACCATGCTTGAAGAGGGGTGGCCAGCGTCGCTGCCGGCTGAGTTGCTGCTCAGAGCTTAAGTTCGCCGACATCGATGTCGCGCCAACCTATTGCAGTGCATTACTAAGCGCCCCCACACCGTGAGGCGTTTTCACACCTGGCCGCCCAAATCGGCGGATTGGATTTTCAAACATCAAACAAGGAAGAACCCATGTTTTATTCACCATCAATGCAAGGTTTCTACGATCCTTCCATTCATATGGAAATACCAAGCGATGCCGTTGAGATTTCTCGCGAATATTGGCTTGAGCTATTGAACGGTCTGTCTCTTGGCAAAATGATCGTCATGAACGAAGAGGGCTATCCGGTGCTGGCTGATCGACCGGGGCCAACACCTGAAGAGCTGGAGGGCTATGAGCGCTCCTGGCGCAACATGCAGATTGCAGCCACCGACAGCGTTGTAACTCGCTACCGTGACGAAATCGAGCGTTGGCCGACCCTGTTGACTCCAGCGCAATACATTGAGCTGCAAACCTATCGTCACGACTTGCGTATCTGGCCGGCCGGTGGCGAATTGCCGTTGAGCGAACACCGGCCGGTTGCGCCGACATGGCTCGCCGGCCTGCCGCAATAAGAAGCGCCCCGCATCGTCGGGGCGTTTTGTTATCGGCTGATCATCTACCTGGCCCCTTCCATGAAGGGGCTTTTTCGTCTCTGGAGCAACTACACATGGCAACCCGCCAAACCTACACCGTGCTCGTCCCATTCCCCACCGGAGGTGGGCATTGGTCGAGCGTTGGTCAAGAACTCGATCTGCTCGACGTCGAGGCCAGTGCCTTGCACTTTGCCGGTCGACTTGAGCCGAAACCCCCTATCACCCAGGCCAAAAAGGCCGCTGCCAAGAAGGCTGACTGAACATGGCTGAGGTTCTGAACTTCGAGCACAACGGCATTACCGTCAATGCCACTGAATCCCCCGAGGCCATGGGTGGCCTGGGTGACAACGTCATCGGGCTGGTCGGCACTGCGCCGAAAGCCGATCCGCTGATTCCGCGAAACGCGCCGTTTCGCATCAACAGCTTCACCACCCATGCGCTGCTCGATCCGACTGGGTCGGAAGAGGGCACGCTGTATCACGCGGTTTACCAGATCCTCAAAGTGGTCAAGGTGCCGGTGTACGTAGTCATCGTCGAGGCAGGCGCGACGCCGGCCGACACGGTCAACAATGTGATTGGCGGTGTCGAGCCGGCCACTGGCCGCAAGCTGGGTCTGGCGGCGCTGGGCAGTGTCCCGGAAGACCTGACCATCATCGGCGCGCCGGGCTTCACCGGCACTAAAGCGGTGGCCGGTGAGTTTGCCGCGTTCGGCAAGCGCATCAAGGCCCGTGTAGTGCTGGACGGCAAGGATGTCTCGGTGGCCGATCAGGTGCTGTATAGCCAGGAACTCGGCGGCGCCGAACTCGGTTTCGACCGTTGCCTGGTGGTGCACAACATGCCTGCCGTGTATTCGAAAGCAGCGAAGAAAAACGTCTTCCTGTCCCCCTCCAGTCTGGCGATTGCCGCGCTGGCCAAGGTCAAGCAATGGGAGAGCCCGGGCAACCAAGTGACCTTCGCCGAAGACGTTTCGCGGGTCGTCGAGTACAACATCCTCGACACGTCCACCGAAGGCGATCTGCTCAACCGTTACGGCGTCAGCTACTACGCCCGCACCGTGCTCGGCGGCTTCTCGCTGCTGGGTAACCGCTCGATCACCGGCAAGTTCATCAGCTACGTCGGCCTCGAAGATGCGATCAGCCGCAAGCTGGTCAAGGCCGGCCAGAAAGCCATGGCCAAGAACCTCACCAAATCCTTCATGGATCAGGAGGTCAAGCGCATCAACGACTGGCTGCAGACCCTGGTCGCCGACGAAACCATTCCTGGCGGCAGCGTGTATCTGCACCCGGAACTCAACAGCGTCGAGAAGTACAAGAACGGCACCTGGTACGTGGTCATCGACTACGGCCGCTACGCGCCGAACGAACACATGGTTTATCAACTCAACGCCCGCGATGAAATCATCGAGCAGTTCCTGGAGGACGTTCTCTAATGTTTACCAACCGCGTAAGACAGGCCATCGCGGCCACCCTGCAAGGCCTGCCGTTGTCGGCGACCGTTGAGGAATTCACCCCGCCGAAAATCGAATTCGACATGGAAGAGATGCGCGGCGGACGCTTCATCGTCGAAGAAATGGCCAAGGGCGGCAAAGCGCTCAGCGCCAAGCTGACCCTTCAAGGCCTCGGCGCCGAGGTGCTGCTGGCGCTGGGCGTGAAGCTCGGCGACGACATCCTGCTGAACGTGCGTGAAGCTGGTCAGGATCAGGACGGCAATACCTGGTTCACCTACCACACCGTCGGCGGCCAGTTGAAATCCCTTGAGGAAACCGCGGTGAAAATGGGCGAGAAACCCAAGACCAATCTGGAACTGTCCTGCCGCACCTACAACCGCCTTGAAAACGGCGTGCCGGTGATCGACATCGACGTGCGCACGCAGAAGTTCGTCCTCAACGGCGTCGACATCCTCGGTGATGCACGGCGTGCGGTGTTGATGCCGTAAACCCGGCAGCACACCACACACACACAAAACCTGTGGGAGCGGGCTTGCCCGCGATAGCGATGGGTCAATCAACTCAATGTTGGAAGTGCCGACCTCATCGCGGGCAAGCCCGCTCCCACAAGGGATTCCAAAATTCCCAAAGAATCACCAAGGAATTCATACATGCCGTGGATGCCCCCCCAACACGAACTGCTGTCACCGATCACCGGCGACGATGGCTCGCAGATCGAATCGATCCAGCTCAAACCGCTGCTCTACGCCGCACAGAAAGAAGCGCTGGAACGCGCCGGCGATGACGAAGACGATCAGTTCTTCGAGCTGGCGCTGCTCGCCACCGGCCTGTCGGTCAAGGAACTCGATCAGCTCAAGCGCCCGGACTACGTGAGCATCGCCCAGTACGTCCATGAGATGTCGACCCGGCCGAGTGCGTACTTTCTCGACCAGATCGAGGACGCGGAGAAATCCAACGATCCCGACCAGGTGCAATTGCTGCAGCCGCTCGCCGTAACCGGCCGCACCGTCGACTCGCTGAGCCTGGAAATGCCCGTGCTGCGCGCAACCAAAGTGATGAAGAAACTGAAAACGGCCAAGGAACGCGCCGAATTCATCACTGCCCACTGCACGGGCCTGATGATCCCCGATCTGGCCCAGCTGACCGTCCCCGACTGGACGCAATTGCAGGTGCGCATCGACGATTTTTTAAACCAGCCGGCGGCCTACTTTCGGAACGCGACATCGAAGTAATCCTCGATATCGTCCCGCTCATTTACCCGGTAAGTGAAGCGGAGATTCTGGAATGGGACGCCGAAAAGGCGTTGCGCCGCTACGACATAGCAATCACTCGCCTTGGCGTGAAACAGGAGTAGAGCGGCATGGCAGAGAGCAAATTTGCGCTCACGTACGCCGGTGAGAGCGGCAATGCAACTGACGGATTTTCGTTGCCCGACAACCTCGGCAAACCGCTGCAGGATTTGAATGTGACGCTCGCGTTGGCAAGCGTGGATATTCGTTTGCTGACCCAGGAACAGATCAGGCTTCGCGAGTTGTTGGCAAGCCAGCAATCGCTATTCAAGGCTGGCGCTGCACCGGCCGCGACGAGCGAACCAAAGTCTAAACTCAACGCCGGGATCGAGCAGCGTCCGCCGCCGAAGCTGATGCAGCCGGCGATGGCCAACGAGACTGCGCTGGTTGAACTCAATCAGTTGCTCAAGATGAGCAACGACCAACTGCAAACGCATTCACAAAGCACTCTGGAACTCGCCAGCGAGAAACAGGTGGCGGCCAGTGGTGCCACCAACGCTGACCTGTTGCAAGTTCAAGTCTCCGGAGCACGATCCGGTATTGCCGATGGCGCCAAGGGTGAGCAACGGGCGAACGAGCTGAAGTGGTTCTCCCGTGATGCCGCGATCAACGCAGCGGCGTTCAGTATGGACGTCAAAACGGCTGGCGAGATGTTGGCGGCCTGGCGTTCATCGCTGAAGCTGGATCGCTATCAGAGCCAGGATCTGGCCGATGCAACGAGCTATCTCGGCAATAGTGGCCTGGATGCCAAGGCCGCCGACATCGGTTCGGTCGTGCAACGTTCCGGCGAGGCTGCAATTACTGCCGGTATGACTCCGGAACAAGCGGCCGCGTTTGCGGCGGCACTGCTCAACAGTGGCGCAGACAAGGAGGGCGCCAGCGCCGCGTTGAAGGGTATTACATCGCTGCTGGCGAAGGGCGCAGATGTATCGACGGAGCAACGTACGGCTCTGAGCCAGTTAGGGTTGAATCCCGAATCGTTGGCAGGAGAGATGCGCAAGGACGCTCCCGCTGCCATCAACTCGGTGCTTGCTGCACTCAATAAACAACCGCTGCAAGAACGGGCAACACTGACGAAGACGCTGTTTGGCGAAAACGACGTCAGAGTTCTTGAACTGCTGAAGAAACCAGAGGATGTAAAAACCGCGTTCTCCCAAGTGGCCGACAAGCGCCAATACGCGACATCGGAACTGGGCGCCGATTCGGGGGCAGCCGCGAAATCCGCCGAAGTATTTGGCAATACGTCGCAAGGGCGCTGGAATGCGCTCGATGCGAGTCTGACCCGGATGACCACCGCATTCGGCACGGCATTGGCGCCGTTGGCCGATGGTGCCGCAGTGGTGCTCACCGCGCTGGCCAATGGCGTGAGTACTGCGGCGCAGGCTTTCCCGGCCCTTACTGCAGGATTGGTTCTGCTTGGTGCCGCTGCTCTTCCTTTTGTTGGCGGGGCGCTGAAAACCGGCGTTGCGTCAGTCATCGACACCGTTTCCGCGAAGCTGTTACGTCTGGCGACGACGCGATTGCCCCCGGATATTGCTGATGCCATCGTCGATGACGATGTCTCTGATGGCGGGCGGGAAAACAAACGAGCGGGTCGTCGACCGGGTCGACGCACGCCGGCCAGAACATCGGCGCGCACGACAGTTCCACGCGCCAGTGGGAGCACTCGTTTGGGTGGGCTCACGGCCAAGGTCGCGCCTCTGTTTGATGACATCAAAATGGGCTTCAAACTGTTCACCGATGGCTTGGGCAACAGCGAGATGGTATCGCGACTCAAAGGGCCCGTTGCCAAGCTTATGCCCTTGGTCGAAAGCGTTGGCGCCAAGGTCATGCCAAAAATCGCCCAAGCGCTGCCGGCGGTAAAACTGGGAGCGCCGCTGGCCATTGCGCACGCGGCCTATACCGGACTGAAAGGTTGGCGCGAAGGCGATGACCAAGCGGTCAAAGGTGCCGCCGGCGAGCTGGCCGGCACTGCCATTGGCGCCACGATCGGTACTTTCATTGCGCCCGGTATTGGGACATTCCTCGGTGGGACTCTGGGCGCAATGCTCGGTTCTTACGTCGGTGAACAATGGGGCAAGCCTGCCGAGGACAAACTCGCGCCTCCCGCGCAAGTGGCCAAGGACCTGAGCAACGCTCAGACGCAAAACCAGCAGATCACCTATGCGCCGTCGATTCAGATCAGCGGCAGCGAAATCGCCAGCTCGGAAAAAGTCGGCGCGGTGATCTCTCAAGTGATGCAAAACCATTTCAGTACTCAGTTCATGTCGACAATGAGTACCAACCCCCTCGCCACCCGCCGCGACGCAGCCCTGACCGATGGAGTCGCCTGATGAAACAACAAATGGCACTGGGCAATTTCATCTTCGGCCTGTCGCGCAACTTTGCGTACCACCAGTTGCTGCGCAAGTCTGACGGCGGCTGGACCGAGATACAGATCCTCACCAGCAAACCCAAGTCCAGCCAGACCGGACAGAAACCGGAAACCCTGACCATTACCGGCAAGTCGATGTACGCCGTAGCCATGGATCGGCTCGATGAATTGCGTGCTTTGCAGGCGCTGCGCACCCCGCTGCCGTTGATCGACGGGATTGGTCGAAACTGGGGCCTGTGGCGGATCAGTAGCGTTCAGGAAACCCAGACCCAGATCATCGATGACGGTACGGCGATGGTAGTCGATTGGGTCATCGAACTGGCGGAGTTCAACAATGCGTAAAGCACGAAGCGTGGCCGGTGATTCGGTGAATCTGCTGCTCTACCGCGAAACCGGGCGCAGTGATGACGCTGCCGAAGAAGCGCTGTGGAAGCTCAACCCGACCCTGGCCGAACACGGGCCGATTCTGCCCGCTGGCGTGTGGATCGTGCTGCCGGAACTGGATGTGAAACCCGCCGTGGTCAAAGCAGTAACGGCCTGGGATTAAGGAGGTGACATGGCACTGGGATTTACGCCCGCGGTAAATATCTACGGGGCCAACGCGGCCCTGCTCAATCAACGCCTGATCAGTTGGGAGCACATCGATGCCGCCGGTTTCGAGTCCGATCAGCTGACGCTGACCATCGATCTCGAGGGCCTTGAAGGGCTGCCGAGTCTGGGTGGAAAAATTGGCCTGCAAGTCGGTTATCGAGAAACCGCAATGGTCGATAAAGGCCTGTTCAAAGTGACGCGCCTGACGCCGACGCTGTTTCCGTTTCGCCTGACGCTGGTGGCCACAGCGGCGCCGTTCAGCAAGGATGATGAAACGGGCTTCAAGCAGCGCCGCACCGTCAGTCATGGGCCAACGACGCTGGGTGGATTATTTCGCAAGCTGGTGGAGTCGCACGGTTTTTCGCCACGGGTTGCGCCCGAGGTGTCGTTGATCCGCATCGAGCACATCGACCAGTCCAGCGAGACCGACATGGGGTTTGTCACGCGTCTGGCGAAAAAATACAACGTCGTCGCCAAGCCGTATGGCGATGTCTATGTGCTGGCGCGGCCCGGGCAGACCAAGTCGTTGTCGGGGCAGATTCTGCCGGACGTGACGCTCTCGGTTACCCACAACAATCGTCCCGGTGATCACGCATTCATCAGCGCCACGCTGGAAGAATCGGCCCGCGAGCAGGCCAAGGGCTGCAAGACCTGTTTCTGGGATGCGGCGGCCGGGGTGTTGCGTTGGGTCGAGACGGGCGTAGCGCCGTTCAAGACGCTGCGCCAGAAGCAGCCCAGCGAAGCGGATGCCATCGCAGTAGCCGAGGGCGAAGTACGCAAGATGTTGCGCCACAAGTACAAAGTGAAAATCACCTGCCCGGGCGATCCGCGCCTGGCGGCCGAAGGTCTGCTGTTGCTCGATGAGAGCTGGCCGGACTTCATGCGCGGACGCTGGTCGATCGACAAGGTCACCGCCAGCGGCAGTCGCGAGAACAGCTATCGCTGCCTGATTGATGCGTCGTGCCTGGATCCGAAGGCCGATTCCAAAGACTGATTCACCTCAATTTCACAGCGGTGAAGATCCCTGTGGGAGCGAGCTTGCTCGCGAATGCATTCTGTCATTCAAAACACGATTCGACTGATACACCGCTTTCGCGAGCAAGCTCGCTCCCACAGGTGTTTGCAGCGATCTGCAGACCGCATTTGACTCAACTCTGGAACACCCCCATGAAGATCACCCCGATCCTCACGCAACTGCGTGGGCAATGCCCTGGGCTTGCCAATCACATTTCGGTGGGTGTCGATCTGGCGTTGCTGCAAGGCAACCCGGATCTGCCAACACCTTCGGCCCACGTGCTGCCAATCGCCGATCTGGCCAGCAACAGCACCGCCCAAAACCTCACCACCCAACCAATCCGCGATCGCTTCGAAATCGTCCTGGCCCTTGACGCCACCGACGCTACAAAAGCGCTGGATCTGTTGCACGACCTGCGCGCCGAACTGTGGCGCGCGCTGGTCGGTTTCAAACCTGATGCCACCTACAGCGCCATCGCCTACGACGGCGGCGAGATGGTCTCGACCAACAGCAGCCGCGTGTTCTATCGGCTGCGTTTTTATGCCGAGTTCCAGCTCGGCCGCAATCTGCCGAGTCAGCCTGCGGAGAGTTGGCACGAGCGCGAACTGGACGCTTTGTCGTCCTTTACCGGGATGACGGTGCGGGTCGATGCGATCGATCCGGCTGACCCCAACCTGCAACGCCCGGGCCCGGATGGCCGGGTGGAAATGACTTTCTCAGGAGACGTAACCCCATGAGCAACCGCATCACCGTAGTGCCGGCCGCTGGCCGTGTCGTACCTGACCCGGAGGCGGGCGACCTGTTGCCGGCTGCCGGCCGTGACGTGCTGGACAGCGCCTGGTGGCGCCGGCGTCTGGCCGACGGGGATATCACACTCAAAACCGCAAAAGCGGCTAAACCACAGGGAGCCAAATGATGGCGATCGGATTCAGCAACATCCCGGCGGACATTCGTGTGCCGCTGTTCTATGCCGAAATGGACAACTCGGCCGCCAACAGCGCGACTTCGGCCATGCGCCGTTTGATCGTCGCCCAGGTCAACGACAATATTGCCCCGACTGAAGTCGGCAAGCTGGTGCTGGTTTCCAGCGTGGCGCTGGCGAAAAGCATCGGCGGCCAGGGCTCGATGCTCGCCTCGATGTACGAGACTTTCCGCAAGGCTGACCCGATCGGCGAGATCTGGTGCCTGCCGCTGCACAACACCGAAGGCGCTATCGCCAAAGGTGTGCTGACACTGACCGGCACCGCAACTCAGGCGGGCATGCTCAATCTATACGTCGGCGGCGTGCGTGTGCAGGCCACCGTGGTCAATGGCGCCACCGCCGCGCAAGCGGCCACTGCACTGGCGCAGAAAATCAACGCCACTGCCGACCTGCCGGTCAGCGCTGCGGCTGCTGAAGGTGTGGTCACCCTGAACGCCAAATGGACCGGCGACAGCGGTAACGACATCAGCCTGCAATTCAATCGCCTGGGCAAGAGCAACGGCGAAGAAACCCCGGCTGGCCTGACCAGCGCAATCACCGCCATGACCGGCGGCGCCGGTGTGCCGGATCAGATCGCCGCCGTCGCGGCTCTAGGCGATGAGCCATTCGAATTCATCGCCTTGCCGTGGTCCGATCTGGCCACCCTCAACACCTGGCAAGCGGTGATGGACGACAGCACCGGTCGCTGGTCGTGGGCCAAGCAACTGTTTGGTCACGTCTACAGCGCCAAACGCGGCACCGTCGGTACGCTGGTCGCCGCAGGCCAGGCGCGCAACGATCAGCACATGACCATCCAGGCGCTGGAGCCGGGCGTACCGCAACCGTTCTGGGTTCAGGCCGCCGCGCTGGCTGCGCGCACGGCGGTGTTCATCTCCGCCGACGCCAGCCGTCCGACGCAAAGCGGCAGTCTGCCGGGCGTTGACCCGGCGCCGGCCAGCGAGCGTTTCACCCTGACCGAGCGTCAGTCGCTGCTCAACTACGGCATCGCCACCGCTTACTACGAAGGCGGTTATGTGCGCATCCAGCGTTCGATCACCACCTACCAGAAGAACGCCTACGGCCAGGCCGACAACTCCTATCTGGACAGCGAAACCATGCACCAGTCGGCGTTCATCGTGCGTCGTCTGCAAAGCGTGATCACCAGCAAATACGGCCGCCACAAACTGGCCTCCGACGGCACCCGTTTCGGTGCCGGCCAGCCGATCGTCACACCTGCGACCATTCGCGGCGAGCTGATCGCGCAGTACGCCAAACTCGAACTCGAAGGCCACGTGGAGAACGCCGAGCTGTTCGCCGAACACCTGATCGTCGAGCGCGACGTGCAGGACCCGAGCCGCGTGAACGTGCTGTTCCCGCCGGATTACATCAACGGCCTGCGCGTGTTCGCACTGCTCAACCAGTTCCGTCTGCAGTACGACGACGCGGCCTGATCCGCGCAGTCGGCGTTAAGCATGCAGCCCACCTCGCGTGGGCTTTTTTTTTGAAGGGAGAAACACCATGGGTCAACTGATTGCAGGCACCTGCTACGTCAAGGTCGACGGCGCACAACTGACCATCAATGGCGGCTGCGAAGCCCCGCTGATGGCCGTCAAACGTGAAACCGTCGTGCCCGGTTTCTACAAGGAAACCGACATCGCACCGTCGTTCAAAGTGACCGCGCTGCACACCGCCGACTTCCCGCTGAAGAAGCTGATCG